GGGGACGGGTCTCTTGAAGACCGTCCGGAAGCCCGGAGTCCAATCGTACAGAGTTTGAAGACGGGACAATACGTGCTTCATATTCGGGGAGTTGTATATCCTGCGTGTCCTTTGTGAAAGCGGGCTGTTCCTGCTTACCGAACTGAGGAGGAATCTGCGGGGGAGGAATGGCAGTCGGCGGTGCCCCAATAGAAAAAGGCAAACTTGGCGGGGCAACTACGGGAGCCTGAATCTGAACTGGAACGTCGCGGTAGATAACCTTTGGCTCTGGAGGGTACATAATGCGAACTACGGCAAACGTGATTAACTGAAGGAGTGCGATAACTGCGATGGTCGCAACCGCGACATAAAATACATCAAGAATAATCATTTAATGATTAGAAAGGTTTCTATACACAGAATAATACGCAATGGCTGATTATGAGAAGAAGGTCATTGATGAGCTGAAGAAGCTTGAAACTAGCCTAGACAAGGCCCTCGTCGAGGTGGCAGATGGACGGACCTATTCGTGCCTGGGATGGACTCTTCGTATTTCTCGCGACCCCAAGGTCCCATCTCCTCCCAAATCAGTGGAAACTTCGACTTCTGAGAATAGTCCAACCGCTCCCAGTGCTCCGGCTTCGGTATAATGCCCTGCCAAGGTTCCGAAATCAGCTCAAACTCAGAAGGAGTATCTACAACTAAAAACTTCTGTCTAAGCTGTAGCTCGGGAATATAGCACCATCCATCGTTAGCCCAAATACGTGTGATTTGAATATTATTCTTAAATGTAGAGTGTTTTACCTTTGATACTTTGACTCGCATTAAGTGGTTCAATGCGTGGTACAACTAAACCTAACTCACGCCGAATAGGCTCGTAGCTCTTGACGATACGCGTTAAGAGCTGTGTGTCATACATAGCACCGTGAAGTCTTGATTGAACCGGCTTTTCACGAAACACATGTTCATATAGTTCACTCAGCTTCGGAGGCTTATATCCGAATCCTCCGTTCTTATAAGGCAACTTACACATCCCTCTCGCAATCTTCATCGTGCACTTGGTTGGCTTATGGAAGCGATATAGCTCACCACCCAAATCCCAGTAGACTGCATTCATGATAACATTCTCATCAAACTCAATGTTGTGTGCGACGTACATATCACAGTTTATTGCAAAGAAATCTTTGACAACATCTTCCAGCGGAGCACCATAAGATTCTGCGAATGTTTGGCGGATGCCATGAATCGCAGTTGACTCTTCAGGGATGATCCAGTTGTTGGGTCGGATAATGTACGACTTCTGCTCAAGAACTGCGTTAGTTTCGGTATCCAAAAGCATCCAAGCAATGTCCACAATATGAGGCCAGTTGTTAGCCTGTGATTCCGGAGGAATGCTCTTATGCCTCGGGAGTCCAGTGGTTTCAGTATCGAATAGCAGAACCTTCATCTTGAGTATACGATAACTAATCTCCTAACTTTAAATCCGTTTTTCGAACCATTTGCGAGCCTTTGCAGACCGAGTTTTAGCCTTCTTAACTAAATCATCATCTGCGGTCTTTGCTGTTTTTCCTTTTAATAATAAACTACTTACTCGAGCATACGCCCACTGCTGTTGCGTCGCACCAGGTCGATGTCCGGTTCTCCAAGCAGCCATACCACGATTGTAGCTTTGCTTTATGATACTCAGTGGAACACCAGTTGCTTTAGCTCTAGCTTCTAGTGACTTGACACCTGGAAACTTTCGTTCCCATCTTGCAGAATACGAAGATTTGCGAGTTTTCATATTCTTATCTGTTTTGAATCCAGTATAGGCGCGCGGATCCTTTGATGACATAGAACCAAAACGGGATATCTCCCGTCTGCGTGTCTTTCTTTTAGTCTTTGACAGGGTGCCAAAATACTTACTTGGCAAGTACATTTGTTATTACCTAAGCAAAAGTCTTTTGTGTCTGCAAAATAGCTTGAATCCACTGTGGAGTATTCGAAACTAAGGTTTGAATAGTTGTTATGTCATGCGGTACTTTATAGTGAATATCCAATGTAGTGCTTTCGCAAACGAACAACATAGCTGTCTGTAAAAAGGATAATCGGTTCTTTAGCACGGATGGATTCCAGCGTAAACAATGAAGCTTGAACAAGGCATCTGTGTAGGGTTCAAGTAATCCTGCCTGCGGTGAGTTCTTAGCGGCATCCAATACAACATCCCACAGAAGCCAGACTACATTATTTGAATGTTTATCGTCTACGAACGGATTTGGACGGCTATTACATATCAACTCAACTTTGTTCTGTTTCTTACACTGACTCGCGTATTTCAAAAGCCAAGCAGTCCAGTATAGTGCCCGAGTTATATCACGGGATTCGGGTCGCAAACAGTACACGAGTTCATTAAGAGGGATATATATCTCCAGAGGGTCCTCTCGTAAGCTTATATGACGCCCGTAGTTCGCTGAAGGCGACTTTAAGTTCTCTTGAATAGTCAGTTGTTGAAAATCATGTTCTGGTTTAATCTTTGGAAGAGGAGGTAGCTTATTCTTGCGACAGAAGGCAACCGTAGCAGCTGCTTCGCACACAATATTTCGTACCTCATGATTATTGCGAATACCGGTCATAGCCATAACGGAATACTGTCCTTCGTAGGTTGCGAATCTTTCGTATTTTTGAACTAAATATAAAAAGACATTTGGAGCAGCCCGATTGATGTGTTTTGCTGAGCATTCAAACAATGTTTGCCACAGGGAATGAACGAGCCCAGAACATAATAACTCCAGCACCCAGTAACATGTGTAATCTGCGTGGCCGAGTTTGATATTTTCTTCAATAACTTTGTAGACGTGTGTTCTCAAGTGGCCTGAGAAGGTGAACTTTTGAAAATCGCCAACTGTACGGGCATCGTGGATATCCATTGTTTGAAGGGTGAGAAGTCTATAGACAGTTTCTCACCGCGCGTGTACGTTGCGAACATAAATCCTGCTATCAGAATGAGAAATGCAATACCGTGTCCCCATGAACCGAGAAGAATGTATACTGCCACAGCAATCACAACTGTTATCAATAAAGTCAACAAGATACGATTTGTGCGTTCTGTCTTGTCTGCCTCTTCGCTAGCGCTCTTTACATTCTTCTCTAACTTACGTATTTTACCACGAGAATCATCGAGTTCCCCTTCGCTCGTGGTTAGCATATTTTTGTATGTTTTGGATGTATCGACGAACTCCTTTGCGTTCAACATTTCTCCAGTATCGGTCGCATACGCACACTTGATATGAGAAACAATGATGTCTCTATGAGCATCCATGCCTGGAATCTTATCATACTGCGTAGTCGTTCCGCCTTCTGGAGTGGCTGATTTCAGAAGTGTATTAATAGAATCTGTTGCTTTGACAAACTCCATCCCTTATTTAGTTCACACGGAAAAAGCCCATACCAGCACCGTGCTTGATTAAGCCGGTGCGAACACCATTCTCCTGGAATCCGCGAATATGCTGTCCGTCAACGATGATACCGGTTCCCTTGCGGCCATTGTTAGCCTGCTGAGCGAGCAAGTCAAGCGTAATCGCGTGCTCACGCTTCATACGCGTAATCATGGACGCATCGGTAGCAGGTCCCTTCTTGACGGCCCCTGAGTCGTTACGATCGATTAAAGATATGACAGTTGGCATTTATTGTATCTCAACAAAATGTAATGAATCCTAGTGATTTCCAACAGGCTCGTGAGGCCAGACTCAAAGCGTTTGATGAAAAATACAACGCTGCCAAGCAGGCATACGGGGATGCTCTGCAGAAAGCTATTTCGGAACAAGACCGCTCGAGTCAATGCGTTTTGATCAAGAACGCTCTTGACAAAAATAAGGAGTTAACGCAGCTTGTCAGTGAAATGTTGACTCCGTCGGGTAGCTCGGGGTGTAAGCTCACGGCAGACAAGATGACAGCCTTGCGCCAAGACATTGAAAAATACAAAAAACAATACGAAGAGATTCGTCAGGGACGCGATCGCATTCACGCTCTGCAAATGGCATATGCTGACGTAGAAAAACGAGTACATGTTTTACATGGGATTGAAACAATCTATATTGTGCTATTGGCTCTTGTTAGTATTCTGTTGATCATTTTGGTTTTTCACTCAGGTATCAGTAGCATTTTCAACGCACAACCTGTAGCGCCGGTTGTCCCCCGAGGCTTCACATAGTCCAGTGATTTCTACGACGCTTCCCGGTCGAGCACCAATCCAGCGAGCCATTGGATCCTGTGAATCAATCTTTGGAAACAGACTGGAACTGACAGCATGAAACTCCTTCAGTACAGCGTCGAGCTCTTCTTGCATCAGAATGCGATGCTTCGGGACCTTACGATGTGCTGAAACGTCAAACTGCAGATGCCGAAGTTCAAACACTTGAACCAGAGGAACCTCCAAGTTCGCTACGTGTCGGCGAATCGCATTGAGTACCGAAGGCGACGGTTTGGCATCTGTTATAATAACCATACCATTTGAATGCCCATTCTTCTCCGCATACTTCACAAAGTTGTCGAACTCATTTTCGGATAGACGTGCCTTCTCACTGAACACAATCAGAGCACCGCCGAATGTGTACATATGGCTCTGCTCCATTGGGGCACTGACAGGTTCGTAACGAGTGTCTTCGACGCCACGGTTCTTAAGAATAATCCTCAAAGTTTCAAGTGCGCGAGCCTCCATGATTGTGTATTCTACAGATTATGAAAATGCGATTCGTTTTTTACCAAGCTAAGTTTAAATGTGGCCAGTAGTATTTTTAGTTCTTGGTGTAGTTGCAATCGTATTCATAGTCATGGCAAAATCTAAGCCGGCTCCTCCGAGCCGTGAATCAAAGATGGTTGGGCTCAACTTAGAACCGGGTTCATCATTCGAACAGAAGACGAATCATTTTCAGATGAGTCCGGTTGACATGGGACCTATTTCTGGAACAGAATCTCCGTTTCGTGTGAATTTGTACAAAGCTTACATAGAGTAGACTGAATGAAAGTAATATGAGATTTCATATACTTTCGTTGCCTCATACTGTTACCCGAAAGGACTACTCGGCATGTGCTTTCACTCAAAAGGTTCTGAAGATGTGTAAGATGATGACGGAACGCGGACATACTGTCTACCACTATGGTCATAAAGATTCAGAGGTAGAATGTACCGAACATATTCCTGTGACTTTCGATGAAGACTTACAGATAGCTTACGGTTCATACGATTGGCGAAAGGAGTTTTTCAAGCACAACACTTCTGATCACGCCCATCAAATATTTAACAAGAGAGCAATCGTAGAAGTTGGAAAGAGGAAACAGACACATGATTTCTTGTTGTGTTTTTGGGGATTTGCTCACGAAGCTGTCGCAAATGCTCATCCGGAGTTGATTGCTATCGAACCCGGTATTGGATGTACAAATAAGCCGTTTACGAAGCAGTCGATATTTGAGTCATATGCTGTTATGAATGTTGTTTATGGTAAGTACGAACGCAGTCCCCATTGGTACGATGCAGTCATTCCTAACTACTTTGATCCCCTTGATTTCGAGTTTAACCCGACGCCGAAAGACTACTTCCTGTTCGTCGGGCGCATTATTGATTCAAAGGGAGTTGGTATTGCCATCGATGTAACTAAAAGACTTGGCGTGCGACTACTCATAGCCGGACAGGGTGATTTGAAATCTATTCGTAATCCTATTCCAGATCATGTGACTGTTATTGGCTACGTAGAGCCTCGTGAAAGATCTGAGATCATGAGAAACGCAAAAGCCTTGTTAGCTCCAACTCATTTCAATGAGCCATTTGGAGGTGTATCTATCGAAGCGCTCTTTTGTGGGACTCCAACTATTACAAGCGATTGGGGCGGGTTTGCTGAGAATAATCTGCACGGAATAACCGGATATCGCTGTCGAACTATTGAACACTTTGTGTGGGCAGGAAAGAATATTGATAAGATTTCTCGAGAAGCGTGCCGTGAATGGGCGATGAAGAACTTCTCATTGGAGAGAGTTGCGCTTATGTACGAAGAATATTTCAATACACTTCTGAAGGTATACGACGGATCCGGAGGATTCTATGCTGAAAACGATGATCGCAAGGAACTTGATTGGCTAAATCGGTATTATCCGTCAACCAGTTAAATAGATTGTAGCACAATAGAACAATGCCAGGAGCTTTATTACAGTTAGTAGCACGAGGCGCCCAAGACCAGTTGGTCACTGGCAATCCATCATTTACGCACTTTCGTTCAGTCTATAAACGACACACTGATTTTGCTATGGAACATTTTCGTTTGTACTTTAAGACCAGCTTGTTATCGTTTCCTACATCTGGAACACTACGCTTACGTACGAAGGTAGAACGGTACGCTCAGTTAATCAATGATTGTTATTTGAGCATCGATGTTCCAAATATTTATTCACCGGTGGTTCCACTGGCCTTCCCAAATAACCCTATTCCGAACTCTGAGGAAACAGTTAACTCTACTTCAAATGCTATCGGGTATGAGTTTCAGTGGGTTCGTAATCTCGGGTACAATATGATTCGATATGTTTCACTTCTTATTAACGGACAGGAGATTGTCCGTCATACAGGTGAATGGATGAAACTGTATGCTAGTTTGACTTTCGACGCTAACAAAAAAGCGATTCTTGACCGCATGGTTGGAAATACACCGGACATGTATGATCCAGCAAATGCTAATGGTCGATTTAATCAGTATCCTCATTCGATGAGCTCATCAGGTACCCCAGCAGAGCCGTCTATTTACGGTCGAACACTTATGATTCCTTTGCATTTCTGGTTCTGTGAGACCGTCGGCCAAGCGTTGCCTCTCGTCGCCCTACAGCAGTCTGAAGTTGAGATCGTAGTGGAACTTCAAAATGCTTATGATCTATTTACAGTCCGTGATGTCCGCCAGTCAAAATCGCCTTCAACATATGTCGCTAATACACACTTTGGAAAACGCATTGCGCCCGATACATCCAATACTGCATTTGCGTTATCTCATTATTTGTCTCCTCCTTTGTATTCGAATCCTCTAGTCAACTTAGTTCCTGGATTGACTTCTTGGAATCTTAATCCATTCATCGAAGGAAACTATATTTTTCTTGCAGATGATGAACTGGCGTACGTAGCAAGGAATGAGCATTCATTCATGATATCTCAAATAGAAATGGTACAGGCAGATGGTCAATACGGACCATCAAACGATACAGAGCTAACAATGAAAAACTTGGTTTCGCGGGTTGTGTGGGTTGCTCAGCGTACCGACAGATTCCTGCAGAACGATTATGATAACTACACTAACTGGGAAGATCCTTATAAGTCGCCTATAGCAAGTAGTAGTTTAGGATGGTATACCTCTGGAACTTCTCAAGACGCAAATATTTCTCAACGTGATATTCTTATTGAGTCAACTCTGGTTCTTGACGGACAGGAACGTTTTTCTCCGAAACAGACACTCTTCTTTACTGGAATGGAACTGTATCGTCATCAAACTGGCAATCCCATTCCTGGTGTATACGAGTATTCATTCGCTCTTGATAACGATCCCACTCAACCAAGCGGGTCATTAAACGGTTCTATGTTCAACAAAACAATCATGCGAAATACGTATGTATCTCCTCCTCTGAACCCAAATCTTGCGGATGGTAGTGATATAGTTACACAATGTGTACTCAAGTCTACTGCCGGTTCAAAAAATCCAGTTGTCATCCTAAACCCTAACATTCGCGATTCCAATGGAAAGCTCATTTATGGACCAGAAGACGTTGTCACCATCGTTACAACACGTGTGCCAAATGAACCCAAGTACCTGTACACATATACTGTTCGAACATATGTACAGTCCTATAACTTCTTGCGTATCATGGGTGGTCTTGGAAATGTCGTATTCTCATCATAATAAGGAGAATGCTCGATATCCTCGATGCAAAATATGGAGCACTTGGAGTTGACAAAGACAAGGTGGACGTCACTGATAACGTCAAGAGGATCGTATCGTCGGACAAGCAAAGTATATCGGTTGTAGTCGGACCGACGGGATTAGGTGTAAAAGACCCCTCAGCAGGTAATCCAAAGGAACTGGTTGTGAAGTACAATATGAATGGTGATGAACACACTGAGACGGTAAAGGATGGATTTACATTCGCTGCTGCAGTTCCCCAAAAAGTACCTCAGAGTTACGCACAGTTTACCGCAGGAGTATACTCATCCTTCTGGTCCAACATGGCTGGAGCGGTTGTGTTATTTATTTCTGTATTCTCAGTAGGTCTTGCGTTTGGGCTGGGAAGTTATGTCGGTAATCCATTCGTGTGGCTAATCGTTGCCATTCTGTTTCCGTATGGTTCATTTTGGCTGATTTTGGCAATCATCGTTATAATGCGTGCACTCAGCGCGCAAGATTTCATAAAGCCATTCTTTTAAAGGAAAAATCCTCTCTTTTTTTATTTTTATTTTTTTTTGTTTTTACAGCCTACTTACATGCTCTTGAACTTACCAATGCCCTTGAATCCGACGAAGACGTCGCCGTCATCCGTCATGTCATACACGCGTCCGTTCGCCTCACACACTGAGTACTTGATCATGTTCATCTCAATCTCATCTACTTCATCGTCGTCGGTCGCGTCGGGTCCAGAGACGAAGCGGTTACCGCTGGGGTCCCAGTAGACACCTGCGCTATACGCATCCACCAGATTATTGAGCTTTACGAGCTCGCTGTGCTCAAGAGTTTGTACGTCCTTCTCCTCGCTCGGACGAACCGTGTGAATCACGTAGTCGCGCATGTGCTCCGTCAGCGTCTTGCCGTCGAAGTCATCGGATGTCAGGTCGTTCACGTAGGCTACGAACGCCTTCTTGGTCTTGTCGTTCATCTCGGAGTTGTACTCCTTGAATGTGTCCTCCAGCTTCTTGGCGAGCATGGGCGACATGCGGCTGATGCGCTTGCCCTCCTCCTTCGGCTTCTCCTCAGTCTTGGCCGCGGGCTCCTTCTTCATTCCCTTCTTGGGCTTCTCAGCAGGCTTCTCGGGCTCGGGCTTGGGGGCGGGCTCGGCGGCGGGCTTGGGCGTACGAGGCTTGCGAGGCTTGGGCTTACCAATCTCATCCAGCTTCGACTCTTGCTCCTCCAGCTTCTCGCGGAACTTTGCCAGCCTCTCCTGAGCCTTGTCCAGCTTGCGCACCTTGTTGGCAGCAATCTTCTGCTCCAGCTCAGAAATCTTCTCACGAGATGTCTCGATAGCCTTGATGGCACGGGCATACGCAGGGGACTTCTCACGCTTCACAGACAGCACGTACTCCAACGCCTCTGTCTCATCAAAACCGTAGTTGTCAGCAAGAACGCTCACGATAAACTGAATCTGCTCCATGGTGTTTGGTAGGCTCAGGTTATAGTGTGTGGGATGCTTACATTCGTTTTGGAAACCTTAAATCCGTTTCACGGAAAACTAAAAAGTCGGAGTGCCTACGAACATTTCCTGCGTTGCCTGCTGACTAACTTCCGTTATAGTTTCAGCAACTGCCTTAACGTCAGAAGTAGATGCGAATACCACGCCTGAAGTTACTAGACCGCCAAACAGAGAAAGCTTGAGTGCGTCTTCCCAAACAATCTTCTCACCTTTCGTGCGTCGTTCTAGAGCATACACAATAAATGCGACAAGAGCAACGGCAATAGAGGCTACGACAATCAGCATCCTTTGTTCCGGAAACCAGTGAAACTTTATAGATTTAGAACGAGCTGTTCTCCTATCTTCGATTCAATCTCCTTCAGGGGATCTACCTCCTCCTTTGCATCCAACTCTTCAATATCTATTTCTGCAGTATCATCACTCAGGCTAATAGCCTTCTTTTCATCTTCATCATCAGAATCACTCTCCTCATCAAACATGACTCGGCGCTTTGGGTCTTCCTTTGGAGGTTCGGAAACCTCCTCGGAAGCATTTGAAAACTGTTTTGCAATAGACTGCCATGGTAGAAAAGAACGGATGACATGCTCCAGACATTCGTTAATGATACGCTCAATCTCCTGACGATTGCGAGCCTGCTGTTCAGATGAAACACCAATCGTCTTAAAGAGATAAGCCGCCTGCCACAGCTTACGAGCGGAATGCGTGTACAGTTCGTGGATAAACTTTTCCATGGTAGGGCGCTCAAAATCAATGTTCACGTGTGAAGATGAGCCACGGTAGTGCAAAGACGCAAACGATTTCATATACGCAAGAAATACACCCATCATAAGATCGTCGAGATAAGTACACTTTGTAGTCTTGACGATACGTTCAACTTCAGTCGTTAGCGTCGACCCCGACCACTCTGGTATTTTGGTTACCATATTCTGGAATGTGCGGATAACCTGGTCGTTCTGTTCATTGCGCTGACATAGCTCTTTTGCGGTATCATAAATACTCCAAAACCCTTCTGAAACATGATTTATGATAAGTCCAGCAAAATGGTCGCGTAAGTGCGTCTTAGCAAAATCTGTATCGCTCATTTATTGACAATCCATCGCAATATTCTACAATCTATGACGCAAATCCGGAAAATGGATTTAGCCTGTCAAATCATCTGTCCACTACACACACCATGGAGCCCTATATCAAGCTTATGAATACTGACTTCGATATCGAGAACCTCAAGTTCACTGATAAGATCGAGTACGGCGGATACGACTTCTCAGTGATTGTATCCTCCAAGGATATTGAAAAGACCTGTAAGGATTTGGACTACCTCTTCTCGACTCCAAAAATAACTGGCATCCTGAATGTTGCCAACCTCAACGAGTGGCACATTTCGTTCTACGACCACACCGGCGAGGAATGCAAGATGACCAAGCTCGGCGAGTACATCTACATTTCACTGCCTCACTATCTGTCAATCGCGACTGACGTGAGTTCAGGAATCGTCTACTTACGCATCTTTCGGGACACGTGCAAACACCTGCTAGAGGAGGTAAACCGCAACTATCTTAATACCGCGCAGATTCTGTCGGATTGCTAAAAACACAAAAACAAAAAAAAGATTTTTAACTTAGAGAATATCTAAATCTATTAGTGTTGTAGAAGGAACTGTTGCACCATATAATGGAACGAGTTTCTGAATCTCTTTACGAGGAATGGCTGTATCCTTACAATATCTTGCAATAGCTTTGTATAGTTCAAATCCATGATAACGTTCATGTTTTTGATTGATTTTTCCAAACAGTACTGACGTTCCATCTTCAAGTGTCATCCAACGAATAAGCGTATTAAAAATAGGGTTTGTTGTATAATCTGTGCAATCCGGACCTTCTGGAAATAAATCCCAAAATAGTGATGTAGCAAGACGTACTAAATCAAATGATGGATTTGGTTTGATAGAGTCTATTTTTGATACATGAAATGGTTCTACATTATACTGGCCACCAGCCTGTTCATTTGGAGAAAAATGGTCGCTAACGAACATTTTTGCCTGCTTCATTCCTGCTACACGAACACTTCCGGTTCCCCGTTCAAAATCAATAATCTTGATAATGTACCCGTGTGTTGGGACTTTGAAGGTTTGTCCTTCAATCTTGTAATACAAGTATTCTTTGTCAGTTGAAACATACATAACATTATTCGAATGTAGATCGTTATGAATGAATCCAAATGTTCGCTGAGCAAACGTTAGGGCAAATAATATTTGCGATAACCATGCCATATGTTTATTTGTATCCGTCTCTAAGCACATGAGCTGGTATAAGGTTCCTTCGCATTTCTCCATAACAGTCAGTTGAACTGGGACATTTGTAAACGTAGCAGATGCGAATCCTTCATCTCCTTCGCTTTCATCAACATCCTCATCCTCTGAACACTTGCACGATTCTATTTCAAATAAGTAAGACGTTGAAACAGACGATGAATCTGAATGACTATCATTTCCACAGTCATCTTCTCCAAACACCGGATTCATTTCAGGTAGATTGATGTCATTATCAGCAGGAATGCCTTCGAGTTCTCCAATGTCTCCCAACGTAGTCTCTTCTTCCATTCGAACTTCTAGTTTCGCATTTCGGGTATGGTTGAACCCCGGCGTCTCCAAGTAGTCTGCGAGTTTCAAATCGTAATATGTTCCAACATTTTGCGAGAACCAAGATTTTTCAATCAAATCGGGATAGTCATCTGAAATGTCAATCGTATGCTTCTTTGCTACCCCAGTATACACACCGTATACCTCTGGGAAGTGAATACACTTTGTATGAGAAAACATAGCAGAAAATAGACTCCCGACGTACGCAGCGTTATGTGGTAGCTGAATCTTATCATAAATAGCTTTTGTTGCATGACTAGTTGATGGAATACCAAGTGATCCCCCATAATCTCCTCGCATCCATTTGATTGAATCTACCAACATGGTCTGCTTGATATGAATATCCTTGGATGTACCATTCAGTGTCATAATCCTATTTTTAGATAGAATAGTCTGAATCCCATTCTCAAGTCGGAGTCCGTGGTCTCGAACATTTTCAATATGCTCGACCTTGAACATGGTTTCCAGTGTTGGGAAAAATGGTTGAATGTGGTCAACACCCCAATGCTGAGAGCCCTGCTGTTTCAAATCTTTCTGCTTTGAAACCTGAATGGACAGGGGAGGTGCTTTCAGTTCACTAGAATGTTTCTTCTTAACCATTTCACTTATACCTCGGGTACAAACCAAAAGTAAAATCTTCACGCATCATCAGTAATAGGATGAACTTCCAACTGAGAAAATTTAATATTGATATGATTCGAGACAGATGCGACATCGATTCCCGTAAATCGCCTATGATTGTCATTATCGGCAAGAAGGATACTGGTAAGTCATTTTTAGTTCGCGATATTCTAGCCAATACACAGGCTTGTTTTCCTATCGGGACGGTTATTTCGGGAACAGAAGTTGCCAATGAGTTTTTCCAGCACATGGTTCCTTCCAAACTGATTCACGACAAGTATCGCCCTGAAATCGTCATGAATGTCATTAAGCGCCAGCTTGGTGTCAAGTCGGCGCGCAATAACGATAAAAAGGCTCGAGGGGGAAACTCCAGCGTAGATCCACGGGCCTTCCTGATTTTGGACGACTGTTTGTATGATAAATCTTGGCTGAATGAAGAATCGACTCGTTATATATTTATGAACGGTCGCCACGTAGATTTATCAACTATGATTACTATGCAGTACCCTCTGGGTGTCACGCCAAATCTTCGTACAAATATTGATTTTGTGTTCATTCTTCGTGAGAACACTATTGGCAATCGTAAGCGTATATATGAAAACTACGCCGGTATGTTTCCTACATTTGAAACCTTCTGTCAGTTTATGGACCAGTGTACTGAAAACTATGAATGCTTAGTCATTTGCAATAGTAGTCAGTCTAACAAGCTAGAAGATCAGGTGTTTTGGTATAAAGCAACTGATCATCCACCGTTCAAGTTATGTGATGACGCACTATGGGCCGATAATAAGCCCTTTTCTAGTTCTATGTTAGCGCAAGATGAGTATGACCCATCAGCGCTTAAGAAGAAAAACGCAGGGCCATGGGTCCATGTAAAAAAGACCCATTAATGTATAATGGACTATGAAACGATAACGATTCCAAAAGGAACTGTATTGTTCCGAGGTATGCATAATACCTCAACTATCACATCGGACTTCGCGGGAAACGCTAATGGGGATAGTTTTTGCATTCATGAAAACTATAATGTATTCTTTTATCCGTTCCCATTTGTATTAGAGTCCGTTGCGGCATATAGATATATGGTTATATATGTCACTACACGTGATTTGAGTTTAGTCAATCTGATTATTCCATCCACGTTCAATCGTCAAAGTAGACAACGCGAAACTGGCGGTATAGTCAGTTGTAATAAGCTACCACCTGGCTGTGGATTTACTGGTCGGGAATATGACCCATGCCTTGATTATACGAAAGTACCGAAGAATACTTCTGGTATGATTGCTATTGCAAAAACTGATGCAAACACTTTGAGATCACAAAAACTAATATTTAAGAACTGGGCAAATAAGTATTTCACGACATACAAAGATTCCCGAAATGTTGTAGGCGTTCCAGAGATTATATTACACCCACGAGTGGATAAGACTCCCCGAACTGAAACAATACCAGATTTTAAATCATGGTATCGTGAGAATAAAAGCGACTTTATCTACAACTATCTACATGTGATGTCATCCGAACCTACGGGCGTTCAGAAACTAATGGATGAATTCATGTCTGAAGATGGACTGGATTTGGGCGACGATGAGGCCTACCATCTAAAAGTGAATAAGAAAACTGGATTCTTTCAGGTTGATGAACTTTCAAACAATCAATCTGAACTATTATCCCCAGGTTCTTCTTTGAACCCTACCGCTGATATGGTATTAAAGCAAAAAAGCTTATACAAAATGATATCTGATAAATACCCGAAGGCAGATACTATCCCTGTAGGAACAAACACTTACGATACACAACCAGATATGTTTACAGAATCAGACAATGTACATCTCTTCCCCGGTCCAGAACTGAAGCTGTCAAAGTTTTTTGATAAGCCTAAATCGACTGACTTAGTAAGAGTTCCTGAACGGCGCCCTATCGTGCGTGATATATATTATATAAATGGTAAGAGATATGTATTTTTACCAACTCCAGCTGGTAGAGAGATTGAAGAACAAGCATCTCTTACTAATGACCCATCATTCTTCACGAAACGTGGGTTTCTGGAAAAACATCCAATCAACAGAGAAATGTCTGCTTACGAGCTGATGTCTGTTGCTGGCGAAAATATACCCTCTGATACACCAGCAAGACACATAAACGGTGTTATACAATACTATCATCAAAAGGATGGATTACTTGGCTCGTCTCGTCGTGCGACGCTTCGCAGAAGACGGCTTCTTAAATCTCGATGAACCAGTTAGACCTTCAAGCGCCAACTTGTTTAACTGTGCAATAATATCAGGCGTCGGTGGGGCGGTTGATACTGGAATCATTTGATATATCTATCCTAAACAAAATACAGGACAGCTAAAACAGCCGCTAGCTGACCGATTACATGATGTACTGCCTGAGCTGCACCAACTTTACCTGCTAAGTAAGCCCACAAAGTCACAGCTGGATTCAAATGGCCTCCCGAAATAGGACTCGTCAATACTTTGGCTACTGCAAAGGCTGCAATAATCCACATTAACTGTCCAACCTTTGCGATAGTTCCCAGTAAAATAGACGTTCCAACAAACTCAGAAAGTAAGTGAGCTAACATTTTATATATATTTAACTATTTTTAGTGCTTTCGCGTCTTCTTACGTCCCTTGCGACTCTTCTTAGAGCCCTTGCGGGTCTTACGGCGACGACCGCGTCCCATGTCGACATCCATCGCAGCCGGCGGTTCATCGGATGCCTTCATATTACCGAACATATCGGCTAAGTCTGTATTGATTTCCTTGCCAATCGTACGCGACTTCTTACTGTTTTCCGCCTTAACTGCAGACTTTGCCACATCCTGCTGATACTGAGCACCCAGTTCAGTCGCTTTACGCTTGCGAGATTCGCGATCGGCCATTTATCTATACTATTACATTTTATAGGTCTCGGGGGGCTCCACCTTCGGCTGGGTGAATCGGGGTCTCGATGCTCTCCTGCAGACTAATAGACTCGGTCTCTCCGGCATCCATAAGAGCAAGCTTGCGAGTCTTATCATCGTGGGCGGCATCCGTCAGAGCCATCTTACGACGCGTCTCATTCTCCTCGCGCTGCTTCTTAATCTTATCAGCCTTCTCCTCCTCGAAGAAGATTTCCTTATTGACCTCATTCTCCTTGTACTTACGCATCATCTCGTTGAGCTCCTTCTCCGCATACTCAACCTCAGGCATCATCGTCTCTGAAGGGTCCCAAGGTAGCCACGCACCAACCTTACCTACAAAAAGATTGTCGCGAGGATGGCGGCGCTGTAGTACCTTCGCATAAGTTTGAGCCTCATGTAGGTCAGCAAACACACGACGAATCTTCACACCACGGACGCTCGTGTGGAACTCAACAGCCTCACTGAACTGATTCTCGAGCTCCTTCTCCTTCTTGAGGAGAAAAACCTGGTACTGCTCTACAATGTCGGTCTTGACAATGTCCTCGTTGTGAACCTTCGTAAACGCCTGCAGGTCAGAATAAAGCTCCTCTACCTTCAGATTGTACTTCTGAGCGATATAGGCATTGTACTTCTCCATACCCTTGACCTTCCAGTCATACTCTAGCCACTCAATGAACTTCTCATTCATAAACTCCTGCTTCTGCTTCAGGACCTTCTCGGGAGAGATGAAAGACAGAATAGCATAACGCTGGGTAGGAACCTCTGGGTCCTCTTCTAGATAATCAATGGGACCATTCTCGTCCATCTTGGGGAGCTCTTCGCGACGGATTGGCATTTGTTTATAATGGGGGTTGTATATGAAAATACTTTGTTGAACGAATGGAAAAATACCTGTACATCGTTTCCCAGTCTAGCTACTTATGCAAACTCTTCATTCCAATGGGTAATCGTCCCCGCATCCAAAATCTCTTGTAGATAGTCGTTCACACGTTCATTTCTACGATATGTTAGTTCTCTTGCGTCGCCGAAATCGATGATCCACACACGCCCGTTTTTTTCGATGAAGTTGCGAGGCCACACATCGATATACTCGATACCACATACATGGTACAGAGTGTACAGATGGCTCCACATCGCAGCCAGGACTCTTGGGGGAATTTCGTTAATGTCATCACCGTAGATGTCTCCAACCGACATCTCTTCCAAGTCCACCATGTCGATGAATGTTTCATAGTCCGTCTTGACGACTGCCGGACTCAGGCCATACTTAACCGCTACCATCTGCAGGCCAACCTCGCGTCTGACGTAACCCGCTTTGCGCTTCGGGAACGTCTTGTGGAAAATCTTCATATTGAATGTACTGCCTTAACACTTTGTAGTTTCGAATCCGTTTTCCGGATTATGCAAAGTCCCAGCGGATACGAGACACAAACATGTAGCTGTTCTTGATGATAGTGTTAATGTCTGATATGGTAGCGCACATGGCCACGAGGTGTACAAGCACCTGACTCTTTGAACTGAAGTACATAGGAGCAGATGTGTTCAGCTGAATGAGCGTAATCAGACCATTCTGACTGGGAGCTACGTTCTTAGCACGGCAGTCGGTTCCCTGCGTTAGAGGTCGAGCATCTGTTCCAATCTGTACATCATGGCCTGCTAGTAGATGTGCTAGGATAGTTGGAATAGGCGCGTTCTGAGGCAGTTGAATAACACTATCTTCTGATATCGCGAGGCGTTCGGTTGCTGCCTTTTCAAGGTTAGCTTTGGCAACATTGTTATATTTACCGTACTGCTCAGCGAACGGAACTACGGTATAAATATTCTCACCCGTAGCGTTCTTCGTCGTCGAAATGAATCGAATGTACGGTGCAAATGTAGAAACCATTCGTTCATTTGGAAAGAATACGTATTCATAAAATGTTCCACCAGGACGGTCGCAGTCCTGGTTCTTATACACAAGTTCATCGTATCCAACGGGACTACGATTTGATGACGCAGCGCCCTGTGTCGCAGTGTCTTCACTCGTCAAGCAAGCAGGATGTTCGATAATGATATCACAAGGATCTATTTCATCCTTTAGGTCATAGTAGTTATCGTAATCATTACTCAGCCATAGGTACTCAATGGGTAGCTGAATCATACTACAACGCACAGCCCAGTTGTTTTTCACGAACAACATAGACAGCACACGGTCATCGGCCTTCTTATCGTGGATTGGCTTAGATGCTTCTGTAACCCATTGATCCAACATCATATGAGATAATGGTGTATTACCAAAAAACATTGTTCCTCCAGATGTTTCAAAAATGTAAGGGTCAAAGCATACTGGCCCCTCAGAATACCCTTCACCCGCACGGGCGTCCATGTTCCAACCACGCATCATACAGTCGACGTTTTCGATATCAAATAGATAGGGATACTTATTTACGAACATATCACCATCGATGTATAGAACACCGCGTCCCTGAGAAACTTCCAGCGCCTTCTTGATAAAATATGGCTTTGCGTTAATAGCATACTGGTACTGATTGACCTTTTGACCATTTACAACTGCTTCTCCACTGAAAGGATAGTTTGCAACCAAATAGTTGCAGTTCATTTTCTTGCAACGCTCTTCAAACTTAACCATCATAGCATCGAACGTTATAGGGTCGCGACCTTCTCCTTTCGCACGCTTGTCTGCAAATATCTTATTACCCATTTCATTGACTAGCTTCTTGATTTCGGGCTTCTCGAAGTATGCTGATAGATAGCTTCGATACTCACTGCGAGCCCGAGTTGCCTGCTGGGCCAGTGCAGTATCGGACGGAGTCGCATTCGCAAGTTTCCGAGTTCGGTCCATTTCTTCTTTCATCGCTCTGAAGTCTTCGTCATCGTTCAACAACTCATTAGTTAGTTCATTCTTATACTCATTTTGAGTATCACCTAGGCATGGGACTTGAGTGTTTTTATTTAAGTTTCCGTTGCCCCACCAGTATGTAGCGACAATGAACCTGCTGTTGGGGTTGACTGTCAAGTTTGCTTTTAGCTGAACGCTATCCATAATTTGTTTGATATCTGGGCGGAGACCGCCTCGTATGGGAGTTTTACGATGCGTCTTACGGTGGCGCTTAGAATCCATATTGTCATCATACCTGAATATTTTCTCTCTGAAAAGCTATAAAATGCCCGAACAGAATACTGCTGCGCCTGGTTTAGATATGGGTGATTTAGTTGCTCGCGTTGTCAAGTACGCCCTCGAGGGTCTTGCGGTCGCCGTTGCCGCCTACATGCTACCGGGCAAGGTTCTCAAGCTTTCCGAGATTGGCATGATTGCTCTAGTTGCTCTTGCGACGTTTGCGATTCTGGATATCTATGCGCCCAGCGTCGGTGCATCCGCTCGCTCAGGTGCTGGTTTCGGTATTGGCGCGAACCTCGTGGGCTTCCCCCGCATGTAAGTTTTCACGCTTAATGCTAAATAACTCTAATGTCAGCAGTTCGCTACAACGGGAACTGGGTTAAGGTTGTTCCGAAAGAATATGAATCAGAAAAACAAACTTATGAGATTAGCTGGCAACGTATCCGAGAGCCTATGATTCTATCTCCAGAAGCCTATCGCAACTGGTATGCTTCTGAGCAAAAGAAGGCGAAAGTTTTATACCCGTCTTTTCGTAAAGATGGAACTTGAGTATGTCTTCGTGT